CCCTAGTCAAAAGCTGCCGTGACATTCTCCACGGCGAAACTTGAAAATCAACGCCGTCGATCGAATTGCCAGCGGCGGTTTTGGCTTGAAATATCTCTGAACTTGTCATAATGACGGCATTTTCAATCGCGTCATTATTTGCATAAATATCAGCCGCGGATTTGCCGACTAGCGTCGCTGATCCGTTTGGAATGACGGCGCGCAGCGTGACATCGGCTGCCGTTTTTGCAGCTGTAAAAACATACGGTGAAGCCTTATAGTCAGCCGTCACCGTATAGGTCGCGTCGATGGAAGCCGCGACATTATTGACCTGCACGCTCTGTCCTACAACAAAAGAATGCGGTCTGACGGTGTAGATGTAAAGAATATTATTTTCGATCTCATATTGCGCAATGGCTGATGAATTCGCGACCAGCATTGGCAGGATTATTGATTCAGCTGTGTTGATGATGTCGTCAAGATAACTGTCAGGATACAAGGACACGCTCACGCCAAGCACATTGCGCAACTCTTGTGCGCTGACGATATTCGGCATGAGCGTTCCTTTCATTCAGCTCGATCAGCTACGGGAGCGCAGCTGATCGATGATTAGTTTGTCGGCTTAGGTGAAGTTGAAACGGTTGCAACCAGCGCCCGTCTTGACCGCAAGTGCTCCGAATCCGTAATAAAGCACGGAAACCTGACCGGTGGCAATGACATTGGCGCGAAGTGTTGCGCGTGGCGATTCATACCAAGTGAAAGCATCAGGATTGATGACAAACATTGAGTTGTCGCCTGATCCTGTCTTATAAGCATCAACATAAAGATTTAGACCCGCAACATTTCCGACAAGTGATGTCGGTGTTACTGATCCGCCCGCGTTTTGCGGTGCGACAGCGTTGTAAATTGGGCGACCATTGTCTGAGTAGCCCATGATATTTGCCCATTGATCAGGTGCGACGACCATGTTGCGAGCAAAACCTTTTGTAGCTGTATAAACCGCGGCAGCTGCGCTTGATACATACGCAAGCAACCCATCTTTGTCATTTGCGCGAGCTGTTCCATTAAGTGCGCCATTTGATACGAGCACATCATTTGCGTATTCGGTGGTGGCCTTTGAATAGGCTTGCTCCATAGTTGCAAGCAACTCGTTCAGAAAGACGGGCGATGATCTGTCGAGCAGCTCCACAGAAAATGTTTGAGAGCCACTAAACTTCTTGACACTCACAGAAATGAACTCGGAATTGACATTCACATCTGCAACTGCGCCACCTTCGGCTTCTTCGGTAACTGATGGAAGCTGTGTGATCTTCGGAATTTCGAAAGTAAGCCCTGCGTCAGGCAATGTGCCACGGCTGAGCGCATCAATGCAGCCGCGAACATTTGTGCCAAGCGGATTCCAAACCTCGGTCAATTGACGGGTCGGGAACATTGCAGGGTTGTTGCTGGCGTCATCAGCTGCGCGAACATAAAGCTTCGCATCATCGTCGCCAAGTGCTGCACGGATTGAGTTTTCAAGATACTTGACCTTTGTTAGCTCAATGCGTGGAGCTGTGTAAAACTTCGGCTGGCTTGCAGCCGCGTTTAGAGTTGAAGCAGCTTCCACCGTTTCGGCGGGTGCTGCCTGCTCATTGACGGTGTTTTCCACTTCGTCTCCTTTTTCTTCGGTATTTCCTGAATCGGTTGATTCGGAATTCTCTAGTTTTTTTTCTTCGTCGTTTTTCTTTTCTTCATCATAAGAAGCGGCGACATCGCTCACGCGTGCAGAATCGATGGCGGGTTCAGCAACCAAACTGACTTCATCAAGCTTGCCAGCTGATACAACCAAAACGCCGTCTTTGTTATCCCACGCATCAACAGAAATTCCCACGCTAAAACCATCGCGCAATTGTGTTTGTGCTTCTTCAAGGGCGTCAGAACCCGCGGTGGTATTGGCGATCTTAAATTTTGCATCGATGCCTTGTGGCGTTTCTGTCATTTCAATGACACGACCGATCGGGCGTGTGCGATCATGCTCCAAAAGTAGCTTGACATTTTTCGGCGCAATTGATCCAGCTTTGAACATTGTGCGACCTGCGCTGGTGTTGCCTTCCTCATTCCAAGTCACAATTCGACCAGAGATGATGCGGCGCTCCGAATCAGCTGCCGTCAGCGAAATTGGTATGGATAGCTTCATCGGATTATATCTTCTTCCTCTCTGATTTCTTCG